GCTTGCCAACTCTTGATAGAGCGGATACGAGCCTCTTCCATCAACTCATCTTCGATGAAGAAGAGCATCCCTCGTGACATATCTTCTGGCTTGCCGCCGAGCCAAGACCACGGGCCAAACCCAAACTGGAATGGCGTGTATCCGTACACGTTCTCAATAGCTCCGCGCTCCATGTCGCCAGTCGCTTCGACTTTGTACGACACTAGATCACCGTCGCCGATAACCATTCTCCAATTACATGACCAGTAGATCGTGACTTCCACGTTCTGATAGTCGTTCTTGTTTTTGGGATTGTTAAAGGTCTGAGGCCACATGCTTTGGAATTTGCGCTTGTTCATTTGATAGCGCTTGACTACCCACTCAGGGTTCTGAGGTGAAGTCTCATCGAATACAACGTGGGTCGGATCGACCGCTTCTACTTGAAAAGCAAAGCGTTCAGCTTGTCTTACTTGGTGCTCGTGTCGTTCGCGTTCGTACTGCGCCCGAGTCTTGCCGCCCTTAGTTGGGGGAACAGGCCATCTGTCGAAATGGAAGAACGGCCCCTCAAGACACCACATGCCCATCATTGCGTGCTTGGCTGCTGTCTCAAGCGGTGGTTGAATACTCTCACTAGCGATTCGCTGTAAAAAAGCAGACCCCCACTTCTCAAGACGATCAGCAACTTCTTGTGCTTGGTTCGTCTTGTTACGTGGTGGATAGCGAACGATTGGGCGATCACTAACTACCTGTGAAGCAATACGGTGAACCTTCGCGCCACCTGTACCCGGGATGATTGGCTTGAAACGGCTCGGGTCGGGCGGGTCAGCAAACGGCTGATACCTGCGATTCACTATGTCCGACATACGATTCATCTCACTGATACGAGTACCGTGAGTAGTGAAAGCGTCATTTGCTAACTGGATAACCTCAGTTAGTTCCGGTTTCTTCTCTGCATCTTCTCGTGTCTCAATCGACATTATCGATCATCCCATCCATATTTACGTTCTTCGGGCATCAATGGTGCGCCGGTTGGTTTCAAAGAAGTTGGTCGCATCCACGACCGAGGTGTAGGTCGCGTGTTTCGCACGTTTGACCGTAGATAGTCAAGCGCTTGCGACATCGAGTCGATTTGGTCATCGAACCTAGCATTAGGAAATCCTGACAGTTCTGTCATAAAGTCGCCTAGCCACGGGGCTTGCTCTGGCAAGAAAAGCCTACCCGCTTCTAGCAGCCCTGTATGCCCTACCGCTCGGGTGAATTTATCACCCTTACCCATTGGGTCGACAGTTCGTAGTTCCCACAAACTTGAGTCGACTTCAAGGTCACGAATGACAGATTGCCCAAGCCCTCTATTCTCAATCAATACTACATTGGGGCGTCTGTCGTCACGCAAAGCATACAACAATGGGAGCAATTCACCATAACGGCGGCGCGATCTATCGATGAATGTTAGGTAGTAACCCTGTGGGCCGACCGACCATTCAGACATTACTGTCCACGATGCGTCAGCCGACTCACCTGATGCGAAGTCCCAGCTGTGCATTACGTATGAGAAATCAGGCGCTCTCTCCATAGGGAACCGCCCGATCTTAGACATATCAAATACGTTCCCGCCCATTGCGGACGGGTCGCACAGGAACGTCATCGTGTAGAGCGAGTTGCCTTTACGCTGTCGGATACCCTCAAGCCTAGACAATGGATATTCTTCGGGCCAGTTAGCATGTCCAGAGTCAGGGTCTATTGCTGGTGTCATCATGGCTTTGAAGCCCATGCCTCCGTCAGCTTCGTTCTCAGGGTCAGGCTGACGGGTGTAAAGAGGCCACAGGTCTGCATCACTCCAACGGGTGAGGATGGCGAACCATCTTCCGATCGGAACGTCGTTCGCATCTGTACGCAAGCGGTCGGACATTACACCCTTGAGCCAGTCTCGCTGACTGTTCATAGTCGAGGGAGATCGTACGTCCTGCTGGTCTGTAAGGTCATCCGTAAAGATTTCCTCAAAGTGCATACCCTGTACCGCACCCTCAACTCCTACTCCCATGAGTGTCGGCTCAGGTCGTGCAGAGTTCTTGCGTTTGATAAACATTGCGGTTCGATTCCAGCCACGACGTGTATCTGGAACAACGTGAGGGAAAACAAGCTGGTATCGGGTGTTGGTCGTGATCGTCTCTTCGACTGACATGACCTGCTTAGATGCCTGAGTCTCTGTGTTCATTGCAAGGCATCGTGCCCATTCGGGGTTCTGCCCGATTGAGTATTCAATCCACATGCGAATAACTCGAGACTTCCAGAACTCGGGAGCAGCTGCAATCGCTACCTTCTTGTTCTCTGGCTCATCTGATTGGAGTATCCGAACCCACTCCATCATGTGACGTGCAAGACGTACATCATGCACGTACATGCAGAAGTATTTGAAATCTCGCCGGGCGAGTTCAGCCTTAGCTAGTTCCTCACGCGGAATCGCCTGTGTTGTCATCTTCAAATCCTGCCATTAGTTTGAGCTTGTCCTCATCGAACACACCCATTGCTTTAGCTTGCTTCTCAGGGCTTAGATTTCCTGCCGCTTCATCAGCAAGGCTTTTACCGGGGCTATCCTTTGCCCCCAGCAACTCCATGAGTAGCTTCTGTGACGCAGCTTGCCCTCGTCGAGATGTGATTCCAAGTGCAACTCCACGTATTTCAGCAAAGATAAGTGCTTGCCCGAGAGTTATTGATGTCTTGATCTTGTCAGGATTCTCGATCTTCCATGCGAGCCATTTGTTTTGATCGATACCTGTGATCTCGATTGCATCCGATTCACGCCATGCGCGCGATATCCAACCACAAACTTGAATCATCTCGTCTGTCGAATCTGTGTATTTGTCACGCAGAGCAGCAAACGGGTCAAGTGGCCCCGAAGCCTCCTTCATTGAGCGAGGCTCGGGGTCTTTTTGTGTGTTTGTTTTCTTTGGCTTTAGAACCATTCTTATGCTTCGGCTTTTTCAGACGCACTTGTGCTATTGCGCTTGTGCAGATTAGACCGCTTGTGACCTGCGAAAGCAGCAGCCGTTAGGTGATGCTTTGGAGACTCATTAGTCTTAGTGTCGGGGCAGCTTTCACAGTCGTAGTGAGGTGCTTCGTAAGCGCATAATTGCGACATCGGCTGAGGGTCATCTTTGACTATGGTGACGTTATCACCAGCCATGATTCCTGCGATTCTGTTATCGGACTCGACCTTGAGTTCAGCTACAACATCTTGAACTTCATCTTCTTGCCGTTGTAATTCGGCATCAATTTCAGACACGATTGCCTGATACTCAGGGCCACGTCGGTAGATGTGGCACTCTTCTCCACTGTCACGCTTTGCGATAGTAGTGCCACCTGCTAGTTCAACGGTCTGTACGTGGCGGTCAGGCCACATGATTGACATTGAAGTGGCAGAGGGCGAAGCCGACGTAACAAAGTGACCTCCAATTTGCGGGCGAGTGCGAAGGTCATCTATGAGTAAATGTTTGGTTGTCATGGTATCTCCTAATAATTAGTAACACGCCGAGAATAACACAAACAAAAAAGACCCCGATGGAGCGGGGTCGATTTTGGTAAGTTGATGAGACTCACGGAGAGTACGATGACGTCCCGCTTCGCGCTTCTGTCTTGTGGTCAAAAGGGTGCGGGGGTAACCATGCGTTCCGCGACTATTACATCTATAAGGCTCTAGGTCAACTACTTCTTAGCGGGTTTAGCTTCAACCGCTTCTGCTTCGATACGCTGAGTGTTCTCTGCGCGTATGCGAGATACCGCAGCAATCATAAGCTGATCTGCAAACGCAGGGTTCAACTGGCGTACTACGTCAACGTCCTGCATGGTGATGGTGATGTTGTTCTCAGTTGTCATGTTAGGTCTGTTACCGTTCTATTATTCCAAGATGTCGAGTTTTCGTCCCAAGTGTAAGTCACAATTTGAGTGGAGTCCTCGTTTTTACAAGAATCGGAAGGTAGATACACGGGTGGTTCCCATTCCCATGTACCACTAACCAGTATCCACGATGGGTAAGGTTGCTGATGGTAAAACACATCGTTTGTTGAATCGTATTTCATGCCGATACCAGCGAACCGAAAACGGATGCTGCCGGTGTAACTGGTCTGAACCCAGCTAGTATCTGCACCTATCAAAGACTGGCAAAATGCTATGCCCGCTGCCTCATTAGGCGCATCTGAATCGGCAATTACAAGTACGTTGGTAACGATGCTGTCGGAATCTATTTGTGCGAAGTGTGCCATTATTGAAATTGATACCTAATGATTACTACGCCAGAGCCACCACTCCCGCCAGTTTTTGTAGTCACTGGATAGCCTCTATTTCCAGCACCTCCACCTCCACCTCCTGTGTTTGCTGTACCTGAGGGGGCTGTACTGCCATTAGCAGCGGTGTACGATTGCCCGTTAGCACCTCCACCAACACCACCCTGTCCAGCAGTTCCGTATTGGCTGCTGCTGCTTCCGGCTTGTCCACCTCCAGCACCGCCACCACCAGCGTAACTTACGGAAGAACCTGTAATTGTGTTAGCTTTACCTGCGCCACCAGAAGCAGCAGCACGTATATTAGTACCACCGGGGTGGTTTGCACCGACAGCATTTTTTCCACCACCACCAGCACCTTCAAGATAACTCCAATATGTCGGCTGGTAAGCGGTTATCGTGGCACTCCCACCGGAACTACCTTGACCGCCAGTTCCGCTAGCACCGGTGCGGATAGTTGCGTTGTTCCAATGATAGATTCCTCCTCCCCCAGAGCCACCAGTTTTAGGGGCATGAGGCGTGCCGTACTGGTGGTGTCCTCCTGCACCACCGCCAACAGCCGTTATAACCCCGTGGCTTCCGGTGTTACCAGAATTGAAAACGGAATTTACACCGCTATTACTTGTTGCTGAACCTCCACTCGTACCCGCTCCACCTGCTCCTATCGTAATGACATAATCGCCAGCAGTTGATGCGGTGTATGAGGTTGATTCCAACATACCTCCCGCTCCTCCTCCTGCGGCAGCATACTGACAGCAGTTGGTAACACCACCACCTGCGCCGCCACCGGCAACTACCAGATATTGCATATCGGCAGAACCCGCCGTAGTAATTTCAAAAGTACCTGATGAGGTAAATTTATGTACCTTGTAGTTTCCGTCTGTGGTAATAGTTCCGCCCTCAGCAACAGCAAAGACTACGCCAGCAAACTCCCCACCGTTCAACGCTTCGAGGTTGTCATCCGTTATGCCGTTGACGCTCTCAATATCGGTGACCGCTATGCCATTTAGTTTTTCTACTGTGTTTGCCATTAAGCGTGCTCAATTACATCTAGGCTTGGGTTCACATAAAGAATGTCAGCACTTATAGCAATGCCAACTTTTTGAACATAATGTCCGTCTGTGCTAGGGGCTGTTTCGTCAAGCACTCCCGGTGTTGCTGTTACGAATACATCAGAACCAGCAGTAAAATCATAGGTGTCATATCTCATACACCCTAGAACTAGCACATCTATGGCTTCTGTCCCTGACCCAGTTGTTGCGCTTGCTGCAACTCCAATGCAAGGTATCGCTCCTTGTGAACCAACATCGGCATCAGCAAGTATTACAGTTGTTCCCGAAAGATGAACAGCCTGACCTATTGCGATAGCTAAACTGCTAGTGGTGAACCTAAGAGTGATTCCGCTTGACCTTTGGTTGCCATCACCAAAGGTAGTGTCTGTAAATTTGACCTTGCCTTCATTCAGTAGGGATATTGCCTTGTCAGCGGCAACTGACACATCACCCGCTAGGACAAGAGTTGTTTCTGCTTCAACGGCTGTAACGGCTTCTGCGTCGGTGTAGGCAGCGGCAGTAGCAGCCCACGAGTTATCTCCTCGAAGGAATGTGCCACTAGAAGCTGTGCCTGTTGCTGATAGCTCTGCAACTCCTATGGCATCATCAGCCATCAATGCGTTCGTTATCTGGCTATTAGCGATGTGTTCTGTATCAATAGACCCGCCAGCATAATGGGCACTATCAATAGCGTCAGTAGCAATACTGAATACTCCTGCGTTACTAATATCCACAGCACCTGATGGGTTTACAGAAGTTGCTACGTTTGAACCGCTACCTACTAAGATGTTTCCATCTGCAAGGGCGGCTAACTTTGAATACGCTATTGCTGCCGAAGCGCCTACACCTGCATTGACCAGTCCAGACATATTTGACATATCACCGGATGCTGGTGTGCCAAGCGCAGGAGTTACTAGGGTAGGAGAGGTGTTGAATACTGCAAGTCCTGTCCCTGATTCGTTAGTAAGTGCGCCAGCAAGATGGGCCGAAGTAAACGAACTTGTGCCAAGAGTAGTTGCGTTACCTGATGAAACGATGTGACCAGTGAGGTTGGCGTTCGTTACAACCGTTGCGGTGTTACCTGATGATGTCACCATGCCAGTGAGGTTGGCGTTTGTGGTTACATTACCAGCAGTCAAACTTGCAGCCGTGCCTGACAGGTTGGTTGCCACACCTGAGTGGGGTGTGCCTAAACGGGGGGCTACCAAAACAGGGTCAGTGGCAAATACTGCCGAACCTGTACCTGTTTCGTCATTGAGTACACCTCGAAGTTGCGCTGATGTAGTCGCTGCAAATTGAGACAAGGGGTTCGATGTAAGGGCGTCACCAGTGGATTGTGCGTCTACGTAGGACTTGATTGCTCCTTGAGTCGCAAGCAGAGTGTTGCTTGTTCCTAGCGAGGTGTTGGTATCAATACCTGTAACGGTTGCGCCCGAGGCAAGAGCAATGCTTGTACTAAATGTAGAAGCATCGTCAGCAGTTATCGCACCAACACGCAGGTCTACATAGTCGTCGATACTTACATTGCCAGAAGTTGTACCGGCTTCGGTATTCGCTGCTATTGCAGCAAACTCGCCCTCTGATGAGTCCCAGATAAAGCCCCTGTTAGCGGTGTTAGTTGCAGATGAGTTACCTCTAGTAACAATAAATCCTGCATCACGCGCAGCGTTCACGTCACCTTGATTGTATTTAACCAGCGGGTCTGCCACTGTAAGCGTAGTTGAGGAGACAGTTGTTGTAGCGCCGCTGACAGTTAAGTCACCGTCGACAATAAGGCCGCCCGACCCCACCAATTTTGGATTGACACGCAGGTTTGTGCCATCGTAATAGATGGTCGCATCGTCTCCTGCACCAAAGACTAAGTGCCCGCCATCAGAAGGGCTTCCGTCTCCGTCAGCAGTTATATACATATCGCTGGCATTGGTTGAAACATCGTGCATGTAAGAAATTTCAACATAACGAATCGACACACTACCTGATGAAACCGTAACAGCTATACGGGCTTGAGTAACCGGGGGTAGCAATATGTAAGCCGCAGCTGTGGAGGGGTTAGTTATTTCCGCTTCTGAAACAGTAGGGGAAGCCTGCCTGTATCCAGAGTAAGGATGGTTGGAATAACTATTGCCATCAATAGTGGTCTGGAAATTTACAGTTCCCGAGAACCCTGTGCCTTCTACACTGATGACTAAGGCGTTGCCTGAGTTCAACCCGACATCAATATTCTGCGTTGATTCAACGACTACTGTTTTAGACTGGCCTGTAATCATTAGTTCATTTCCTTGATTTCGCGAAACACAATATCGAGCGAACCGGCGTCAACAACGCAGTCAATTCGGCAATCCAGAAGAGGAGGCTTGACTAGATAGGTAACGCTAGTAGAGATCGAGGTGATCTGCGCTACGGATGATGCAGCGACACGTGAGTGTTGCAACTCGTAAGGGTGATTACCCCATGAAAGCCCATCATCTGACTTGAAGTCTACTGAGCCACTAAAGCCAGTGCCCGTAAGTTGCACGAGCATCGCGTTGCCTGTGGTTAGGCTGGTGCGAATATTCTCGCTAGCGGTGAGAGTTTTAGTCCCGCGATTCATAAGAGGTCATCCCCTGCTATATACGTACGGGTGCATCCCGTAACTTGCCTATCGTACACTATCCATCAGAATGTCATCTCATCCATTTGAAGAAAAAGAAGGAAGTACAGTTGCGCATTGATTGAGGTGGCTGCGTACGCCAGCATTTGGTTCCTCGCCTTTATTGGTGCTTCACT